CCCTGGATGCGTTGCAGTTGCTTCGTGACGGATGGGGCAAGCCTATTGTCATCAATTCCGGGCATCGGTGTGTGACGCACAACCGCGCTGTTGGCGGAACATCCAATTCTCAGCACCTCAAGATAGCTTTTGACTGCGCCTGCCTCCGCAAGGATCAGGACCAGTTTGTCCATGCCGCGACGATTGCCGGGTTTACCGGGATTGGCCGGTATGGTTCGCGCAATTTTGTACATCTGGACCTTGGGCCCGCACGCGGGTGGCGAGGGTGAGCGTTGTGGCATCCACGAGCGCGTCAAGCGCATTCCGGTCGTGGGTGCCCGCGACAGGCGGCAAGGTGGTCATTGGGATCGTCCTTGCCGCCGTTGTTGCGTTTTGGTGGCAGGGGCGGACCATTACGCGGCTGGAAGACGAGGCCGTGGCGCTCCGGGACGATCTTGCAAGGACGGAAGAACGGGCCGGGGCCAATGCGGCCGCGTTGTTGGAGTCCGAGCGCTGGCGGATGGAGGCCGAGAGGGCAGTTGCCGGCAGGGACAAGGAAGCCGAAGCGCTTACCGGCGAAATAGGCGCGTTGCAGCGCAAACTGCGGGAGGCCGTGAGGCATGAGCAAAATTTGGATCGTGTTGTGGACGGCTGTATCGCTGACGCTTTGTGCATGCAGTACGCAGCCGCGAGTGGTTACGCGGTACGAGGTGATGCGGGAGACGCCGCCGGAAGCGTTGGTGCGGGAGCGGGTGATACCGATGCCGGGAGGCATTACGTCGCCGCCCTGGATTGTGGTGCCTGGCGGAAGCTGACGTACCGCGATCTCGTTGAATGGGCCGGGGAATTGCAGCGCCATGCCGGGCTTGAGCGGGCGGACAAGGCCGGGGTCAGGGCGTGGGCGAACGAAGGGGGCGGCAAGTGAAGCAAGACGGCGTTCACGATCGCAGGCGGGGCGACCCCAGATACAGAGAGGCGCGCGCGTGGCAGAAGATGGAAGACATCACGTGGGGCGAGCAGACTCGGGAATCCCTGGCTGACGTGTGGGAGGATATCCGGCACATCGTGAGGTTGGCATGCGGCGACAGAAAGAAGGCCACGGAATGATACAGGCCATCATAGACGATGCGCAGGAGTTGGCGAACATGCCGGTTCTGAAAGCCGCTTTTGCCGCCCTCTGGTGCTGGTGTCTGGAAATGGTGGGGCACCCGGAGAGCGCCGCGCGCTGGCTCATGTACCTGATGCTCATCGACCTTGTTCTCGGCCTGTCGCGGGCCTGGAGCCTGGGCAGTTTCAAGGGGCGCAAACTCACGAACGGGGCGTTCAAATTTTTCCGGTACTGGCTGGCCGTCGCCGTGTTCGTCATGGTGGACGCGTCCATTGCCAAGGCTTTTCCGGGCATGCCCTTGTCGTTGCGGGATACCTTCATTGCGTATCTGTCCATCAACGAGGCGTTTTCGTGCATTGACCATCTGGCGCATTTCGGGATGCCGATTCCGGAGGCGTTTGTGGTGCGGTTGCGCGGGTATCGGGATGCGGTGGCCGGGGAGTGCGGTGATGACGAGGGAGAGGGCAGATGAAGCGTGATGCGAGCGGGGCCGATATCGCGAGGCCGGTGGAGATATTGCACGGGGCCAAAGCTATAGCCAAGCGTCTTGGCATCAAAGCCGATGAAGTGCGCGAGATGGAGCGCAGTGGTGCGCCTATCAATCGGCGCGGGACAAGCCGGGTCATGATCTGTGAAGCGGCCGAGTTGTGGGCGTGGTGGAAAGGGCATCTTGCAGGACAGCGGGATTGAATAGCGGGACGAAGAAATGAATCACGCGGCGTCATGCTCCCCGGACGCCGATCGGCCCATGCCTGGGCGTAACGGATAAACGAGCGCGGTTTTAACGCACTGCAAATGGTTTTCGGGCGACGACTGCCCGGTAACGCCCTCCGGGGAAGCGGCACAGGTCGGGATAGCTCCGCAGGCTCGATATTTCGCGTGATGATTGGCAGAGACGGCACGATTAAAGCCGTCACCAATTTTGCCCCTTTCGGGGAGCTTGGAGTGTGGAGATGAGCAAAAAGAATCCGGTTGGCAGGCCGCGAACCATTAAGTCGCCAGACGAATTCGACCGTCTTGCGGGCGCGTATTTTGCCGAGTGCGTCGAGAAAAAAGAACGCCCGAGAATTACCGCTCTGGCGCTCTATGTCGGCCTGAGTGGGCGAGAATCGCTTTTGGAGTATGAAAAGCGGCCTGAATTTTCTGACGCTGTAAAAAGAGCGAAGTCGCTGGTGGAGGACAGTTATGAAAAATTCCTCCAGGAAGGCGGCGGAGCGGGGGCTATTTTTGCCCTCAAAAACTTCGGCTGGAGCGACAAACAGGAAATGGACCTCAATCATAGCGGCCCGCCCCGCGTGGAGCTTATCCTTAATGCGTCTGGAACTACACCCAAAACAGAGTGAGGCCTTCCTTTCCCCGGCCACGGAGATTCTGTACGGCGGTGCGGCGGGCGGCGGCAAATCCCACCTTATGCGGGCGGCGGCTGTGTATTGGTCCTGCGCCATTCCCGGTTTGCAGGTCTACCTGTTCCGGCGGCTGTCCGACGATTTGCGCAAGAACCACATGGAAGGGCCGAAGGGCATACCGGCCATGGTTGCGGATTTGGTGGAGTCTGGCCACGCCAAGATCAACCAGGGCGACGGTACGGTAACGTTCTGGAACAAATCGAAAATATTTTTGTGCCACTGCCAGTACGAGAAAGACGTCTTCAAGTACCAGGGCGCGGAAATCCACCTTCTGCTCATTGACGAGCTGACCCACTTTACCCGCTCGATCTACGCCTATTTGCGCGGGCGCGTCCGCATGGTCGGCATTGACGTCCCGGACGAGCACCGTGGCCTGTTCCCCCGCGTGATCTGCGGCGCGAACCCCGGCGGGCTCGGGCACAACTGGGTCAAGGCGGATTTTATCGACGGAGCGCCGCCCCTGGCCGTGCGGGATATGCCCGCGACCGAAGGCGGCATGAAGCGCCAGTACATACCGGCCCGCCTGGATGACAACCCCACCCTGGCCGTGGATGACCCGACATACACCGCACGCTTGGAGGGCCTGGGCGATCCCGCCCTGGTCCGGGCCATGCGGGAAGGGGATTGGGATATCGTATCCGGCGGCGCATTCGATGATCTGTGGCGGCGCGACGTGCATGTGTTACCGCGCTTTGTCATCCCCGCATCCTGGCGCATTGACCGCTCCTTCGACTGGGGGAGCAGCAAGCCGTTTTCCGTGGGCTGGTGGGCGGAAAGCGACGGTACGGAATGCGTGATTGGCGGAGGTCGGCGGATTTTCCCGCGTGGCACGCTCATCCGGGTGCATGAATATTACGGCTGGAACGGCACGCCCAATGAAGGCTGCAAGATGCTGGCGGTGGATGTGGCGCGAGAAATTTGTCGCATTGAAGCGGAAGTTTTCTCTGGCCGTAAGGTGCTGCCGGGCCCTGCGGATTCCGCCATCTACGCCGTGGAGAACGGCAGCGGGATTGCGCAGGACATGGAAAAGGCCGGGGTACGCTGGACAGAGGCGGATAAACGCCCCGGAAGCCGGAAAACAGGCCTGGAAGCTATGCGGAAGATGTTGAAAGCGTCCCTGGCGTCACCCATGGAAGAGCCGGGACTGTTTGTGACGGACAACTGCACGCATTTTATCCGCACCATCCCCGTGCTGCCGCGTGACGCGCGGGATTCGGACGACATTGATACCCATGCTGAAGACCATGTGTACGACGAATGCCGGTACCGCCTGACAGCGGACAGGCACGCAATGATTTCCTTCAAGAGGTGACCGATATGAGCAGAGATTTCGATGTATGCCACCCGGATTACGACGGCAAGCGCATACGGACGTATCACGATATTTACACCGGGCTGGCCCGGTCCGAAGTGATACGGAATTACTTGTTCCGCAACGATTCCGAGAGCAAGGAGTCTTACAACGCACGCATCCTGCGCGCGGCGTATATCAATTTGGCTGCGCCCGTGGCTGATTTGTTCTCTGCCGTCGCCACCGGCAGTGTTAACCGGTCCGGCCTGGCTGATGTTCCGGCCCTGGAACCGGTGCTGCAAAACTGCGACCGGCACGGCAATACCCCGGACGCGTTTTTCAAG